ATTCATTAGACACTGAGCTTGTCGTAGCCGACTTTGAAGGAGCCACTAAGACTTCATCGACCACGACTTCGCTCGGTTTTTCAATAACTGTGGTTTTACCGCTAAGTGTAGAAGTTTCAAATTCTTCTTCCGTAACGTCTCCACTCCATAGTTCAACGCCTAAACCAAATCTCATACAAGCTCTTTTGAATGCGTCTGATTCTGCGTCTTTGAACAATGAACCATCATTTATTGACTTGTTATCTAGCTTGAATGTGTCAACGTCTCCTACACCTTGGTAAGAACCATGACCCTCAAGAGTTATTGTTCCTATTGCACCTACTATTCTTTTGATACCTTTGTGGTCGCCATACACTGGTTCAACAGACCATGAATATTTTATGTTACTGTCGCGTAATCTTTCAACGTATCTGCTGTGAGATACATATTTTCCAAATTTTCCCTTTGGTGCTTCTTTTACATATTCAGCAGGAAAGGGTTTAACTAATTTATTGAATGCTTCTTTTGTCATATTGCTCCTTCGTTATAATCTTATTATATAACAACTACGTTTATAAAAGTATATTTTTTAATTATCTGTAAGTTTGTCAATACGTGTTATACCAGTTCTTATTGGTATATAGTTGTACTCACCATTTAGTTCTATTACAAAGTGTGGAACTGTTCCAACACCTGCATATTCAACGGCTACAACCTTTGTATTGTTTTCTTTTACTTCTGCCATTATTCCTCTAAGTTGACTAGATATTCTGCTGTAACACCTTTGTCAGGTTTTACAAACAAACAAAACTGTGATGGTCTTCCCATGCTAGCTAGTTGTTCAAGTGCGTACGTATTATAACTTTCTGTAGAACCATTGACCCATACACGTGTATCGTTAATATACATTGTCGTTGGTGTATGGTAGTGACCACAAACTGCGTAGTTAAAATCTTCCATGAGTTTGTTGGCTGCGAGAGACTTCCACCCGAGTATCTTTTTGTTATACCCATACCAAGGGATACCTGCATGTCCTCTGATTTGGTCTCCATGAAAGCAAAGAAATTTAGCTTTCTTACCTAAATTTGCAACTGTATACCAGTTCCTATCGTTCTGTCCGTCAGGTACTATGAACTTGATTCGCTTCTCACCTGCAAACATCGTATCAAGAATACGACCTAACATGCGGTCTGCGTTAGTTTCAGGGTCATAATCACGCCTGCTCCTTCCCCCTAAGGCACCGTGATTCCCAATAACCCAGTATACATCGACAGTTTCAAACCTTTCAAGCAATGTAGAGAAGTATTTATAAAGGATTCTTGGACCATCAACGGTAACTTGTGAGTATAAGGATGCATCGATTAGATGTGACTGTCCAGGGAATATAAGTTCTCCCTCAACTATGTCTCCGAGCGCAAGAACTACGCATTTTTTTACTGATGTAAATGAAGACTGCAGGTCTGCTAGTTCTACAATTTTTTGAGCATATTGCTCGACTCTTTTTTCTGCAATCTTCGTATTGTAATCAGGGGTAATCTTTGATAATTGAATGTCTGATAAAAGAGGTACACAGATTTCTTCTGTTGCCTTTTGTGATTTTTTCTTTGACGGTGGTTTTAACTTGGGGAGTGATAATGTATTTATTCCATCAGTGATAGCTCGATATACTGATTCTTTCAAATCAGCGTTTCTGTCTTTAAGTCTTTCTATTTGTCTAAGCAATCTTTCGTTCGTACGTTTTAACTCATCTATTTTTTTGCTCTCAACCTCTGCTAGAAGTTCGGCTAATCGTTCTTCTTTTGTTCTTTTAGCCATTTGTTAATTGTTGCTGAACTCACAGGAACATTAAATTCATGGCGAAATATCTCAGTCAATTTAGATGAGCTGTATATCTTCCCTTCTTGTAGTCCCTGTTGTATTGCTATTAGAAATTCTTCTGCTACTGCAGGAAGAAAATCAGGAAATTTATATTGTTTTTCTGCTTGTGCAATAAGCTCTTTGATTTCCATACTGCGTAGTATAGTCGAAAAAAAGGGGATAGTAGAAAAAATAAAAAAAATATACAACGAACGTTGTTTTGGAAAAATGTAAGTAAGGAGGTCGAGGTGTTGACCTCCCTACTTGCCTAGTGGTTCGCTAGGTAAAATTAGTTATAATAGATAAACTCTGCTGACGAACCATCTTGTTGTTGATATGTCCAATTACCAACTTTGTGTGTATCAAACTGAGTGTTGGGGTGGTTATCTTCTAACACTTCTAGTTCCCCAATCTCGTCTTCTACCCACCACCCACACTCGTTGAGTCTGATATTATGCATGTTTGAACCACCATTGGAAGTATATTCAGTAATCTTTTCTACTGCTTCCTCAGGACTTCCTGCCTCAACGTATGCTTCATTCTCTTGTGTGTACTTTAAGTAATATAATTTACTCATGTATTCTCCTTTCTTGTGACCTTTGCTTTCCATTCCGCGCATTACAATGCCTCACACCTCCGCTCCTTAGCACTAAAAAACTTTATTGTGGCTAACCTTTGCTTACAACTCCTCACTTCACCTCAACGCACCTATGCAATCCATAGCAATAAAAAAACTTTATTGTGCTTACCTATCCTTTCCAATCCCCTGCATACGGCACCTGACACCTCCAATGCTCGCCTGTCCATACCAATAAAAAAACTTAAATAAGGCTTACCTTTCCTTACCCTGCACCACCACGGTCCTCCTGTGCTTAGCTCAAAAAAACTTTAATGTGCCTTACCTTTGCCTTCCGCTCCGAACCCGTGTTTAGCCCGCCTAACCAATCCGAGCCGATGCGTTCCACTAAAAATTCTTACGAACCTCTAGCCATTTTGTTGTTAACTTGTCCATAGATTTTATGAACTTTGTATCGTCTGTTTTGTATGCACCTGCGTCTAGGTATTTGAATAACAAAGATGAGTACACAGTTGCACTGGTACCTATCCATGATTTGTTAAGTGCTTCTTGTTTCTTGGTTATCACTCCTGTATCTTTCAAGTGTCTGAGACCTCTCTTGAGAGACACAGTGCTACCGTCTTTGGCAGTGCCAAAGTTCTTAATCATGTTCTCAACTTTTTTCACAGGTTTGTTGATATCATCTGCGATGATGTCAATGTCCATGCCCAAGTCACTTGCAGTCTTGACATAGTCCTGTACCTCAATAGCTGAATAAGACAACCCATGAGAGTTGTTGAGTATGTATGATTTTCTTACTGCAACAATATCGTTCATGCACTCGTGATATTGTACAGATACTTTCTTTGCTCCCTGCTTGAGTAACGCATGGTATCTGTGCCACCCATCAAGTATCCTGCCTGTAACTACACCGTCTCTTTTCTCAACAGCGATAGCAGGAAATATCTGACCTAGTTTCATAGCGTCAGAATATGCATTTACTTTCGTAACTAATATGTTTCTACGTGGGTAGATTGAATCATCTAAGACAAGTTTTTCTATGTCGAACCATTCTTCGCCGCCTGATTCTGCGAGATACTTTTCTTGATTCTCAACTACACGTTCCTGTATTTTTTCTTTACGAGATGTCATACAATCTCTTTGGCGTCAACGACATCGAATCTACCAAAGTTACCACCTTTTTGTGGTCTGTAGTCTCCGATACCTTGTTTCTTACCTGCGTCTGATACAATCTTTATCAATGCGTCCATTGGTTCTTTCCAAGTTGCATTCATAATTTCTGCGTCAGCTACGATTGTGAATGACAAGTTCCAATCTTTTACAACAGGTCGCACCCTGATGATACCTGAACGTTGCACGACAACTCTTCTTGCGTCTTGCTCGTACTCAGTGATTGGTTTACCCTTCCCGTCCTTCAACTCAATCAAGTCAAATGGTTCAATGATAATGTGGTTGAGTATTGTCTTTGCACTACTTCTACCTACCTTGAACACCTTTGAAGCCTCAAGGAATGAAGCTCTCACTTGTGTTGATGGGATACATAGATTGCCGTCTATGTTTCGGTAAGTTCTCATCTCTGCTTCTTCATCAGCATCGTATGTCTTCTTACCTTTCTGCATGTCCGAACTCTCAACTGACATTGTTGCAGGATTATTGAACATGATACCTGGGTCCTTCCCTTGTATTGTAAACTCATACATAACATCTTGAGTTACGTATGTTGCTAGTTTCGTTTCCATATTTACCTTTCCTCAACGACAACACTTGTGCCATTGATATGATTATCAAGCAAATCAGTTTGCACTTCATGGCTTGTTAGTCTTAGAAGTCGAATGACTTCTGCTTGTGTTATTTCGTCATTACTTACCATACGTGATATGGCGTGTAATCTTACTACTAATTTATTTTTCCAATCCATTATTCCTCCTCGTATAAGATTTTGTTTTGATACTCATACGATGGATACTCGTAGTATTTATTGTCTGTAGTATCTACGTATGCTTCATCATCACTGTACATGTTCCTCCATGACGAAGCCTCCAACAAAATGTCAACGTAAGAAAACTCAGTGATAGTACGGTTTATGATGTCATTGACTTCCTCGAATATTTCTTTCTCTGTGCCTTTAACATCAACATACATGTCAATGTGTACTCGTTTGTTATATATCATTCTTCCTCCAATATTTTTGTTATTGCTTCCTCTACGAGTGTTTCCATGTTCTCCACTACATCTTCGTCATTTAGTGTTAGATATTCTGCACTCATAAACTCTCTACCCATTGGAACATCATCTATCGATTCATAGATGTATAGAGGTATATCAACACACAAGTCTGTGTCCGATAGCTCTAGTGTCCCGTCTATGTAAAGTCCGTATGCCCAATAAGTTCTCATGTGTGGAGGACCCATGCGTCCACCAACTGTATTGTGTGGATAAGATATTGTGAGTGTCAACTGCATGTCAGCAGACACAACGTTCTCGAGATAGTCTTGATTTATTTTCATGTCATACCCTTGAGCATGTGCTTCATCATTGAGAACAATCATCGTATCTTTGGATATGCTTATCCACCTCTCTTTGAAAATTTCTATTTTATTTATTATTCCTCCTCCCATGAGTCATCGTTAAACTTCTGTAACATTTCACATAAGTCATCTTTTGTTTTAGGATACAACTCAAAGATGTAATCCCTGTCAACGTTCTCGTCCATGAGCCGCCAACTTTCCAACTGTGCCTCAGCTCTTTTCTTGGTTGCAAAAAACAAATAGTTTCTGCCACCGTCTTCTACATAAGATACTGCAAATATTTTTAATCGCTCCATGCTGTCAACTCCGTTGTCTTTGCAAAATCATACAATGTGTTGTCATCAGGTCCGTATATTCCTACTTGTTGTACTTGTTGCATTAGACACTCACGTGAACAATAAAAGCCCTCGTCATACTCAACTGTTCTGTCCCCCCACTTGTCATCAACAGATACAAACATGAACACCCTGTGTTGTTTTTCTTGAATGCTTAGAGAACAGGTATCACAGTAATCCATATGGAATCCATCATTGTGCAAAAGTTCAGAGAATCCACATGTGTAATATACTTTATACATTATTCCTCCTCTCCGAAAAGCTCACCCTCAAGCAAGGTACAACGTTGCTCACTGTTCTCCCATTCACTGTCAGGCAGACCTGTGATTTTAGCTTCATGATACTTGTTAGTTGCTTTGTCTTTGAACTTCACACTCATTGTCTGTAAGCTCCAATCGTCATCATCATCTAACATCATGATTGTGGCTTGAACGCCTTCACGATTAAGTTGCTTGTCTGAAACAAACTCGTAGATTGTTGAGACTTCTTTCGTATTTGCGACTACATACTTGTAATCCATATTGCTCCTTTCTAATTTGTGGCGAAGTTTACCATGTAAACATTTGCCATTGCTCGTGCCACACATGTAAAATAGAATCTAAAATCCTTTGCAGGCACGTTGTGAAAATCCATTTTAACAACATCGTTCTTTACACGCTCTTGTATTTGCTCATCAGCAGTGAATAAAAAATCCATAACTTCTGACATCTTATATTCATAAACGCCACTTTGACCCTTGACGTTGTATTCAACTGCAAACTCATCATGTGTATTGATTTTGTCTGTCTCATCAACAAACGTTGTTAACCAATTTTCAAATGTCATATTGCTCCTTTCTTTAGCTTGTAAGATACAACAGTGATAGCAGACTCTCGTTTATCTATCATTCTCGTGTACACATAGCTCCTGCTATATCCTACAAGCTACCCACAACCCAAGCACGAAAGCGATTAAGTACTTGGGCTATGGTTGTGAGCTATTGCTAGTCCACAGTAGGTAGCACGGAGGACGCAGGGTTGAATGAAAGGGGTATCGTTGTTTAGTACGTATACCACGCCACGTCCTCCATGCTATCTACCTTCACAGTTTCTTCCCCTAAGGTACTACCCACTGCTACTACCATAGATAGCTCGTAACACACAAAGAAGTCTGCTTGTTTTTGGTATACCTAGACTATTATGTGCTACAAGCTACCTACAACGGTTATCTTTATTCTTTCTTTGAAAGAAAAAAGTTTTCCCATAGATAGCTTGTAACACACAGTTGGTGGCTTACACAATTAAGTCTTAGCAGTTTACCCAATGCTATGTGCTACAAGCTACCTACAGTGTGTATTTTGAACCTACGGTTTTTATCCTTGTATACTTAGGCTACACACTAAGTAGCTCGAATACCTGCGTGGATTTTCAACCACAAAGTGTTTTTACAGGATTATCTACTATCGTTTATAGATAGCTTGTAACACACAACAGGTTAACAGTCATCATTTAGTTAACATTAACGTGTACACTATGCTCAATTATGTGCTACAAGCTACCTACGTTCAGTCGTTAGGTCAAACAGGGCATATGTTTTAATAACTAACTCCTACTTGTAGATAGCTAATTTGCTTTGGCTAAATCGTATTTAAACCATTTTTTAAAAAATCTTGTATGTCACCCATGTATGTTTCTATGAACCACTTGAACAACATCTCGTCATCGTAGTTATCAACTTCTATAATAAACGGTGAACTCCACCATGCATACTTGAAACGTATGTTTGTGATTGTACCGTCACTGTCCAAGTCGCAGAGTATCCTGTAATCAGGACCACCACCTGCGAGTTGTAGCTCCAATGTTTTGAGTACACGTATTCCGTACACGCTTGACTCAATCTCCTCAAGAGTTTCTTCAGTTGCTTCTTCATCCTTGTATGCACGTAACCAATTATGAAATCTATTCACAATGTTTTTGTACGTATCATGTGCCTCTTGTGGTATGTCTGTACCGTTAGCCATTATTCCTCCTCTTGTAAATGTTCTAACCAATCTTTTGGTTGCATACTGTATACAAATTCTTGTGCATCCTTTTCATCTTTTGCGTAAAAGGATACAAATACTGTATATACTTTATCCATTAGCACACCTCACAATCTTGTAATCCACTAGGTATTGCCATACCACATGCATGGTAGTTCACAAACAAGTCTGCATGTTGAGGGCAACAACCTTTCTCTATATTATGGTCGAACCTTTTCACGTATCGATAAGAGCCATCTCTGACTTTGTCAGTTACCTCGTCCTGCAACAAATTTCTACGCTCTTGCAATTCCACATGCTTGGTAGTTTCTTTGCAGTCTCTACACATACCGTACATCGTCATGTGTTTACCACACAATGTACAGCTAGGGCGCTGACTGTGGTTAATCTCTTGATGTTCGATACGCATACCTGATAGGTTCGGTATCTCGGTACGAGTGATAGTCTTTGTAGCTCTCATGTGTCTCGCATCAGCACTTACAAAGTCAACCTCGACCTGTGTCTTCATACGTGGTATTGAACCACGCCTCTGATTTTTTGCACTCATGTACACCTCCTTTGCCAAAACAAAAGTGCTTTCAATCAATCTAGTTTCGATTCTTCACGTATGGTTGGTGGTGGTTTATAAGTTGATTTGATTGACTGGCTGTGGTAACCGTGTGTGTGTATTGACTGAATGTGGTAACACGTGTGAGTTATTTGTTAGCATAAAAAAAACCCTACGGGCGTGAACCCGTAAGGTTTAATTATTTAGACTAGATACTTAGCTGATACATTTAAGTCATCGATATATTTTTCAGAACAGATACAATCTTGTAGACCGTTCATAACATCTAAGATGTGCATATCGCTTGACTGTGTGACACAGTTTAGTTCTAGTTCTATGAGTTCTTGCTCTGCTAACTCAAGTATTTCTCCAATGAGTTGTTCATTGTTTTGATTTTCTTTGAAGTCAGAGAGCCTTTGACTTTTCCCGAGCTAGTAACCTTTAGCTCTTCTTGTCTCTGCAAGATGAGATTCTTGATTACATCGGGAGTTGCACTGCGCCACATAGCGTCCCACTCGTAGAGAGGAGTAGCTTTGTTTTGCTCTGTATCTATCAAGTAGACGTTGTAACGTCTCTTGTAGACACCCTCTGCATTTTTAGTTTGTCTCATGTAGGTTTGTATAGAACAGTGTTCTAGTCCTTTTACTTTTGTAAGTGGACTTCTTGTCCCTACTGGAGTCTCAGGTATGTATGTACCTGTTGGATACTTTGGCATTGTATACCACCTTTCATTCATGTATGTACGCTTGTACATATCTCGTACTCTAGTAGAGATATGTATTTATATTATGTATTTCTACATAGATAATTTATTCGATGAATAGTGCGTACTCGTTCGGCACGGAAAGAGCGACTAGGCTTGTACCTAGTCGGCACGACTGAATAATAAATTATATCTATGAATTACTGAAAGACGGTAGATATATATCTGAAAGATATATCTATTAGAACGAATATAAATATATTGAGGAGCCTAGCGAATACGTGGAGCGTAGTGACGAAATATTTTGGTATAAGTTCTTAAGTCTTGATGTAATGAATAGTGTAGATTGTATAGAAGTTTGTGATGTAAATACAGGGGGGTGTGTTTGTAAATAAAATAAATACCTGTATTACGTATATGTGTGGTAACGCTCATATGTGTGCATAACTATACTAATACATACTATATATTGTGTATACGGTGATGTTACATAGTCACGTGCGCATGACCTGAGTTTAATGTGGCACACCGTGTATATGTACTGTAAGTAGTAGGAATATTAATGGTAATTCTTGTATAAATAGAGCTAGCTACAGGTTACATTAGGGTTTAAATATAGTTGTTTACTATATATAGTGTTACTGTTGAGACATACTAGCTCTAGTAGTATTTTATCATATACTAGATATAGTGGCTAGTATTTATGTTAAAAAATCTCTTTTCTTTATTGGCGATGTTGTTTATGTTCTTTCGTGCGCGCGCGGGCATATATAGTGGTCGGCTTTACAAAATTGATGATGTGGTCCTCGGGTACTGCTCTTGAGGTAATCCCTATCCTATCTCTCGATAGTAAGCAGCTTTCGTGCGCCCGATACCCGCTTTACCTGTAACCAATCTCAACATTGTGTTTGTTGATTAAAGAATAACACAAGTATAAAAATAATGTGGTTATTATTTCATCTAATGGGAACTATACATGATTTCCATACAGATTACAACGTAGGGAAACTAGGAGAAAATTTAATTAGAGCATATTATAATGCTCAACGAACTGCTGACGATAAACGTATCTACATCACTAGAGAAACAAAACTAGAAGAACAGATAAAAGGTGCAGACCTTTTTGTAATGAACAATGAATTAAATTACAAGTATGTAGAAGTGAAGACAGATACACAGATGAAAGATACAGAAAACTTTGCACTTGAGTACATGATTGAATACCGTACAGGATTCAAAACTATAGGATGTCAGATGAAAACATATCCTGACTATATGTTCTATTGGCAACACCCAACAAATGTAATTTATTACTGGGAACCTGATAAATTAAATCCTTATATTGTTGACTGGTTGATGAGTGATAAATACAAGAAAGTCAAGACAGAAAATAAAAAATTTTTTTCGCGTTCTCTCCTGGTACCCATACGTGATATGCTTGACACAACGCTCGTACATGAAATATTTGTGAACATGAATCTAGTAGATAAGGTATTAGAAGATGTGGCAGAAACTTAAACAATTAGAAAATAAAATTTTTTCTGCACCTTACAAATGGTTTATCAAAAAAGGTTTGATAGTATCAGAAAAAGTTTATCTTACTATGTTAGATTTGTACGGCAAAAGTATTGAAGAGTACAGAGGCAATCCAAACTTTCCAGGAGATGATTGATGTATACAGATGAAGTATTATTAGATGATTTAGATGATGAATTAGATTTATCTAAAAATTATAATTGTAGAAGTTTTTTACATAGTAACGGATACACAAATGTAAGTATTTGTAATTGTAAATACGGAAGCAATAACCATGTAGAATAAAAATACATGAGAAAAGTGACGGCATGCAAGTCATGTCATAATCCATTTAAAATAAAAGGTGGATACAGATTCTGTGGTAATCTTGGTTGTACAGAGTACAACAAGAGATACGGAGGGAGACTTAATGCCAAAACATTACGGAATGAAAAAAAGCATGAAGAAAAAAAAGAAAAGGATGTAACTTGAGTTATGTCAAAAGACATTATGAGGAGGTGGACGTGTCCATAAAGAATCAACCAAACATTTTTAAGAAACCTGAAGATTTAAAAGCATGGGCTATAGAAATGTCTGAAGCATGTGGCTCACCATTAATTAACAAGAAACATAACGTTTCTAAGATAGATGCGTTGATAGAAAAATTTGTTGCTGACTATAATGAAAACATGCAACTAATGGTTAATTTAAAGAATACATTAAAGGAGGAGGAATAGTGGCAAAGAAAAAGAGTAAACCAAAAAGAAAGCCTTTGAGTGCAAAGACTCAGGCAACCTTACGTAAGAAAGCTGCTAATTCAAAGTATACATATGGACAACTTGCAAGAGTATATAGACGTGGACAGGGAGCATATTTATCATCAGGTTCTAGGTCAGCTTCCATGGCTGCTTGGGCTATGGGGAGAGTTAATAGTTTTATTAGGGGTGGTCATTCTCAAGATAATGACATAAAACGAGGAAGTCGTGCAAAAAAGAAGAAGTAGAAGAAAAGTCAGATATGAGAAAGGTGTACCTGCTAAATATCTACAGAACAAAAAGAATCCTAAATCTAAAGTTGCTGCTGAGATAAAACGTACAGCCAAAGCATATAAGGAAGGTAGATATATAGATTTGAAGGCTGTTCAGAAATCTAGGGCTACTAAGAAGAGAAAGAAGAAACGATGAAAGTCAAAGGTGTTGATATTTCAAAACTTACAAAATCACAGCAAAATGCTATGAAGAAACATTCTAAACATCATACTAAAAAACACATCCAGTATATGTATAATAGTATGAGAAGAGGAGCAAGTTTTAATAAAGCTCATGTGAACGCACAGAAGAAAGTAGGTAGATAATGCCAAAGGGAAATGGAGAATATTCAGCAGCTCAAAAAAAGATAGCAGCAGTTGCACCACCTTTTGATAAAATTACTGGAGCAGACTTTAAGAAGTTACGTGCTACTGGTAGTCGTAAACCAAAACAATAATGGCTAAACAAGTTAGTTGGATGTTTGGTGGTAAACGATACTATGGAACTCTTATACGAGAAACAAAGACACATAAGTTTGCAAGAACAAAGAACGGAAAGATTAAGAAAATAAAAAAATAATGGATACATTTTTTGTTATAGGAATAATAGTGCTTGTAAATTATGTTGCATGGAAAATAGTAGAAAAGGAATAGTATGCCACACAACACAGCAAGAAAAAAAAATTTATTAAAGAAACATAATTTATCAGGAGTAAATAAACCAAAAAGAACTCCAAAGCATCCTACAAAATCACACATAGTTTTGGCACAAGAAGGACATAATCTTAAATTAATTAGATTTGGACAACAAGGTGCAAAGACTGCAGGTAAGAAACAAGACCCTAAGTCAAAAGCCAAAAGAAAATCTTTTCAGGCTAGACACAGAAAAAATATTGCAAAAGGTAAAATGTCTGCTGCTTACTGGGCAAACAGAGTAAAGTGGTAGAAAAAAATTTAGTTTGTGTACATCCTACATGCAAAACTATTCTCAAAGGTAGACAAAGAAGATATTGTTCAGATAAACACAAAAGATATGTACAAAATCAAATTGCTATGCATGGCAAAGAAAATGTTGATGTCAAACCAAACAAGATAATACAAAACTCAACTTCAAGAAAAGGTGCATACTTTGATAAGTTTGTTGAAGAAGGTTATGCAGGAGAGATGCTTTTAGGTGATATTACTGCAAAAGAAGTAGCAGATATATTTAAAATTAGTTCCGCGCAAGTATCTCGTATGTATTCAGCATATATTGAAGACGAAGAAACAAAAACAAGAAGAGAAGACTGGACAACACCTAAAGAAGCTATAAAGTCTCTTAAGAGTTTCAAAAAGTTTAGAGATAGATATTTTAAAACAGAACAAGGTGTCAAGTATGAAACACCTGATTTTCAAGATAAATGGGTTATGTCTATACAAAAGAACATAGAAGAAGGTGGAAACCTTATGATTCTTAGTCCTCCACGTCATGGCAAGACAGAACTACTTATACATTTTGCTATATGGCAGATATGTAAAAATCCAAATGTAAGGATAATGTGGGTTGGAGGAAACGAAGATATTGCGAAAAATGCTGTTGGTTCAGTTCTTGAACATTTAGACAGTAATCAACAACTAATAGAAGATTTTTGTGGACCGGGAGTAACCTTTAGACCAAAGAGTAGGTCAGGTAAAAACTGGTCACAAACTGCATTTTCTGTATCTACAAGGACAGTTACAGGTATTAAATCACCCACAATGGTCGCTGTAGGTAAAGGCGGCAAGATTTTATCAAGAGACTGTGATTTAATTATTGCAGATGACATTGAAGACTTTGGTTCTACAGCTCAACCATCAGGTAGAGCAGCTACTAAAAGGTGGTGGACAACAACATTATCATCACGAGTTGAGTCACATACATCAGTTGTAGTTATTGGTTCAAGACAACATGCAGATGATTTATATAATTCTTTGTTAGATAACAATGCATGGGAAAATATAGTAGAACAAGCACATTCTGATAGTTGTGTTGAAGACCCTGATAATTTTGAATTACATGAAGATTGTATGTTATGGAATAAAAAACGTGACTACAAATGGTTATATCAACAAAAAGAAGCATCTGCTACTACAGGTGGTGTACATGTTTATGAAATGGTGTATCTCAATAGAGCAATGCCAAAAGGTCAATCTATATTTAATCCTGAATCAATACAGAAATGTTATGACACATCACTTGATATTGGTGAACTAACAGAATCTGCATACTTAGTTGCAGGATTAGACCCTGCTGCTACAGGTTATCAAGCTGCTTTCTTATGGGCAATCTATGATACAGAAACAATCAAGATGCAAATGATTGATTTAGAAAACAACAAAGGTGGGGGTATCAAAGAAGCATTACGTATAATTAAAGAATGGAATGAGATGTATGGCTGTTATCACTGGGTTATAGAAGAAAATGCATTTCAAAGAGCTATCAGACAAGATACAGAACTAAAACAATATTGTGCAACCAATGGAATCATTCACGAAGGACATCAAACACAATCTAAAAATAAATGGGATTCTAAGTTTGGTGTTACAGCTATGACAAGTTTGTTTGAAGACCAAAGAATTATATTGCCATACAAGTCTATAAACGCAAAAGTAAAGTCAGATTTGTACAGAAAGCAACTTACATTCTTTGCAAGCAAAGGAAGAGCATATAAATCAGATATTGTCATGGCATCTTGGTTTCCTATGAAAGTTATTAGAAGGTTACAAACTGCTCGTTTTGATGATATGATGGTAGAATATAAACCATCTTTTGATGGGTTTGACGTGACATCCTGGAACGATGTCCCTTGGAGATAAATGTTAGTAAACGATATAGTAGATAGAGCCGTAACACTACGTAACATGCATAAAAACGCTCTCGTAGATAGAGCTAGATTTAGGTCAATTATGAATGGTGGAGCTGATGGAATACGTGCTTTGTTAGGAACATCATTAGAAATGATGGACGAATCTTTATTACCCGCTCCAAACTTACTTATGTCAGGTTTAGATAGACTGGCACAAAAATTAGGTCGTGTCCCTAATCTTAGAGTTGATTTAACAAATCCAAGAGATTCAGAAAGGTCTAAAAGAAAGAAAGAAAAACTTGAAAGAATTATTACTTCTTTTGATTCAATGCAAAATCTTAAAGGACAATTACCACAAGTAGCTAGATGGTTACCTGGTTATGGTTTTGCAGTATTTATTATTACAACAAAACAAGATGCTGACGGAAATACATATCCATGTGCAGAACTCAGAGACCCTTATGATTGTTATCCAGGATACTATGGTGCAAATCAAATGCCTGAAGAACTTGTTACAGTACGTAAAGTTCC